GTCTGCCGGGGGGGCCGAAAAACTCCCCCCGCCCCCCCTCCCCGGCCGGGGAATTTTCCGGGGCTTCGAGCAGGCCGGGGCTTCGAGCAGGCCGGGGCTTCGAGCAGGCCGGGGCTTCGAGCAGGCCGGGGCTTCGAGCAGGCCGGGGCTTCGAGCAGGCTACCCGGCCACAGAATCCGGGGGTATCTGGGGTCGACCCGCCCCCCGATCGGGCTTCCTGCGCAATCCTAGAGCGTCGAATTCTGGCCATGGCCAGAAAAACAGCCGGCCAGCGCCGCCCGGGGGCAGCGCTGGCCGGATTGGTCGACGGTCGACGGTCAGCGCTTCAGCGCGCCGATATTCGGCAGGATCCGGATATCGGCGGCACGGCAGATACGGAGACATTCATCGTGGCACACTCCACCAATCCCAAAATCCCCGCCGGCGCCGCCGACTTCCTGATCGGATATCCAAAACCGCGGCGCCGGCTGGCGGGCCAGCCAGCGCAGCGCCGGCCCGTCGACTTTATTTTGCTGGCCGGGGAGCGCTCGCATAATATCGGCCACGGGCGCCGCCCGGCCGCCGGCCGCGCCAATCACGATCCGCCCGTGATTCTGGCCACCGTGGGCGCCAGCGTAAAAGGCCACGGTAGACCCGGGCGCCTCACGAATAATACGGGCGATGTCGTCGTCATCGTAATTCATCGAACCGCTGGCGTCACACAGCACGGTGCCGCCCTTTTTCGGGCGCTTGCTCGTGAACACGGCGCCGTCGACCGGCAGCCGGTGGACGGCGGACGGCAAGACTCCACAATCGGAAAACCGCCGGCCGGGCGACCGGCGGGGGCGGACGGGCGCCGACAGCCGGGGCTTGAATACATCGGTCAGCGTCCCCCACAATCCGCGACCTTTGACGGCGCGCACCTTCCGATCGGTCACGCGCTCGCTTTCCGATCGGCGGGGGGCGTCGGCCGGGAACTCCCGGTCGAAAGCCAGCGCCAGCGGCACGGTAAATACCTTGAAGCCGTCGACGGCGGCGAAGACCTTCGACCACGGGCGACGGCGGCCACGGCGGCCACCGCTGGCGCCCCGGGCGGCGGTCTCGCGGATAACCTGCAGGCGCTCTAGGATCCCGTCCAGATCATCGGCCAGCACGCCAGCGCGGATAAAGGCGTCGCGGAGCCGCATGAATTGGTTTGGCAGATCCCAATGCACAAGGAACGCGCCAGCCACGGCACGATCCGAACGGGCCAGCACTTTCGCGGTCCCGTCGGCTTCGTCGTCGGTCAGCGCGTCGGCGTCGACCAATTCACGCTCGTGAAGGAACGTCGAGATGCGGCTATCTTCCGACCATTGGAGCGCTTCCATGGTCACGGAGTAGCGCTTGCAAAGCGCCGCCGCGTCGACCCGGGGCGTGATTCTGGCGTGGGCTAGTTCGTGATTCCGGACCATCCGCGCCGTGGCGCTGTCGCCGATCGGGCAGATAAGCCGCGCGCGCTTCGTGTCGGTCGCGCCGAATAAATCGGCGGGAGCGCCGTCGACGGACCATGCGCGGCCGTCGATCGCGGCAGGGACGGGGCGGTTTGACTGTGGAGCGATCATCGGGGGTACCTATAGGGTGAAGTGTGTTTCGGACGGTCGCCCGGGGCGGCCACGGCGGCCGCCCCGGGCTGGCAACGGGGGACAATCACGACGCGACGCGGAGGGAGTCGAGCACGGCCTTCCAATTCTGGCCAAACGCCGCGACGGCGGCGGCTTCCTCGCCGACCCGCGCTTCGAGGCGAGCGAAGCACAGCCACGAACGGAGCGAAATACGATCGTCTCCGTTCGCGGTCACGGTGCCGCGCGCCGCGTTTCGGATCCGCTCCGGCAGCGCTTCGAGCGCGGCCGGGTGCGGTTCCACAATCTCGACGCGGGCGGAAAACCGATCGGCGAGCGCCGGGATAAGATCCGACGGCGCGCCGTTCATCGTGCCGACAACATGGTAGCCGGGCGCCGGCGTCACGGTCTCCCCGGTGGGGAGCGTCACGCGGCACGATTCCCGGTTATCAAGCGCGGCGAGCAGGAAGGACACGGCGTCGCCGCCCGCGTGATCCACCTCGTTCAACACGACGCGCCGTCCTTCCCGCATGGCGCGGGTAACGGGGCCGTCTTGCCAGACAAATTCGCCGCCCCGGGGGACGTAGTGGCCGCGCAATTCGGCCGCCGGGGTTTCGGGGGTGATTGTAATATTCGGGCAGTCCGATCCGCCCTGCGCAGCGTATGTTTTGCCGGTCCCGGGGGGGCCGTACAGAAGCACGTTCCCCTCGCCGCAGCCTACGATTGCTTCAGCCACTCGCCAAGCATCAAAACGGGCCATAGTGCTACTCTCCCAAAAAAACCTATCAAACCGCTCCCCGATCGGGCCGCGCCGCGCGGCGCTGTCGCCCGACGGGGAGAGTGTCGCAGTGCAGCCTATTCGCCGATCGCGCGGGCCAGGGAGTCGAAGTCGTCGAGTGACGGGGAATACTCCCCCGCCCATTCGGCGGCCAGCGCGGCGAGCGCTTCTTCGATCATCGCGGAATCGTCGTCAAAACCCGGCATGGTATGTTCTCCCCTTTTGAGTGTCGCCCGGCGGCCTTTTCGCCGGTCGCCCAAATGTATGCCGAACGGTCAAGTGTTGCAATGGCGCCCGGGAAATTCGCAATTGGACACCTAGTTTTTTGAGAATCTGACCGCCGGTAGCCTATCGGCGGACGATGAAACCGTCGACGGTATCGACCACGGCGGCCATGGCGCGGCGGACGGGGCCGGGCGACGGGGCGACGGCTGGCCACGGCGGCGGGGCGACGGGCGGCGGGGCGACGGGCGGCGGGGCGACGGCTGGCCACGGCGGCGGGGCGGCGGCTGGCCACGGCGGCGGGGCGACGGGCGGCGGGGCGGGGCGGCGGCCGTCGATCGCCAGCGCCAGCGCGGCGGCGGCCATGCCAATAGATAGAGCGTCACGAATCACGACGGATCCCTCCGGCCGGGCGGCGGAGTGTCGCCCGGTAGCCTGTTCATCGGCGGGGCGGCGGGGCGGCCTGCAGTTTATTCGGCGGCCCGGCCGGCGATCCCGACGGCGGCCCGGCCGGCGGCCCGGCCCGCCGCCCGCCCGGCGGCGCCCCAAGCGCTAGCGCTAGCGCTATGGACCCCGGTGTAGCAAAGACCCCGGTGTAGCAAAGACCCCGGTGTAGCAAAGACGCGAAGCGATTGGCACGACTCTTGCACTGTGTCCATTCAGCACAGAACGAACCACGAATAACGGAGACCCCGGGATGACAAAGCGAGCCATCGAGATCGACGACGTTCTGCCGGATCGCGTGGAGGACGCCAAGGAGCAGGTGAACGACCTGCTGCGCGACTACATCAAGGACAACTCGCCCGACAAAGTCCCGTGTATGTCAAACGACTTGGACTACAGCGGCGAGGTTCACGAGGTCGTCGACGGCTGCGTTCCGATTCACACTTCCGACATCGAGGCCGCGTGGTTTCTGCACGGCAAAGACTTGGAGGAAGCCTACGAGAACGCTGGCGTCGGCACGAACCCGCGAGAGAACAACGGCACGGCGGCCATCTATTTCTACATCTACGAGAAGGTGGCCGAGTGGTACGCGGCGAACGCGGAGCGGATTTTCGACGAACTGCGGCACGGCGATTGCACTGACAGTGAATAGCCCCGTCTGACTCAAACACAAGGAGACCCGAGCGATGAAAAGCGAAAAGTGCATCTTGGTGGTCGGCAATCCTTCTGATGGCTTTCGATTCGTCGGGCCATTCGACGACTTCGAGGCAGCCGTTCAGTTCTCCGAGGGCGTTGACGCCGATACCTGGGTTGCTTCGCTGGAGGAGCCGTCATGACCGCGATCATCCCCGCCTGGATCCGCAAGCGCGACGAGGCCGGCGTATGGGCCGTTCTTGGCAGCGAGCCGCCGGCCGATGCGAAAGAGACATTCATTCCCGCCGAGCGGTTCGAGTCGGTGGTGGAGTCGGAGCATGAGGTCGACGGACGACGGTTTGGGGTAATAGCACTCAAAAACAAGGAGGCCAGGGCATGATGCCAAACACAGATAGTTTCACGGGCGACGTAATGACCCTTCTGAATCTCAAGGGCAAGGACGAGATCATTAGGGTTACTTCCGGAGTGGAGAACGACGCGCTGGCTGACTTTCTCCGCGACAACTTGTTCGTAAGCCTGTACCCGCACGTTGACAAGATGCCCAACTTCGTCAAGCAGATTGTGGCACGGGCTTTGCTAGATCATGTCGATTGGAGTCACGTTGCCCACTGGATTCGAGCGGAGAACAACTGAAATGCAAACCTTCCTCCCATACTCAAACTTCGTCGACTCGGCCCAATGCCTGGACTATCGACGACTCGGCAAGCAAAGAGTCGAGTGCAAGCAGATCCTGCAGGCACTCGGCGTTCCGGTCGGTGGACCCCTGAGTGGCAAGCCGAGCAGTTGGCGAAGCCACCCGGCGACCCGAATGTGGCAAGGGCACGAGTATTCGCTCTGCGTCTACGCGATTGCCGTGTGCCAAGAATGGCGGCAGCGAGGCTACAGAGACACACTGATGCCGCAGTTCATGGACGCTGCCAACACCATCCTGCGGCACGGCTGCGACGAGCCCGGGGCGCCGCCATGGCTGGGCGACGACGACTTTCATTCGTCGCACCGGAGCAACTTGCTCCGCAAACTTCCCGGCCATTACTCGCAGTTCGGATGGAGCGAGCCCGACGACCTGCCATACGTCTGGCCGGTCGAGTTGGTCGCATAAAGGAGGTGCCCATGAGCATGGAAGTTGTCGAGAAAGTCTACGCGGATCGGATCGCACGGCGGGCGCCAGAACTGATGGCGTTCGCCGAGGACTTCGCGATCGACCCGAGCCGGCGGAACATCTTCCGCCTCAAGATCGCCGTCGAGGAAGTTGAGCGCGATATCGCAGTTCGAGATGCCCTACGAAGCCAAATGGAGGTTCTGTCATGAAGATGACCACGAAGAAGCAGATCACGATGACCCGAAAGGAAGCCGAGGTTCTCATGTTCGGCATGGACTTTGCAGTAGGTGAGATTGGAGAGCCCGAGTGTCCTAAATGCCGCAAGGCTCTCCACTCGATCGTCAAGAAACTCGACAAGGCGTTTGAGTTTCTCGACGGCGAGGCGGACGACTTTCAGGAGTGCTGCGATGACTGACCTTGAACTCAAGAGAAACGAAGTCGAGGGAGTGCTGGCCGAACTCGACCGGATTCTGGCGAAGGCCGAGGAAGCCTACGAACTGATGGCATGGGCGGAAGAAGATGAAAACGACGAGTGACGAATATCGAGTTTCTCCGAAAGTCGTCCTGCGGCCAGGAGATCGGTTCCGCATATCCGGCGGGCCGTACTGGAAGATGGGCGACGGCAGGAAAATACCGCTCGCGGCCCGTGGCGTCTGCACGTTCGTGCGGGCAACCCGGGTCGGCCAGCGGGTCTACATCGAGGCGAGGAACAAGGACGGTTCCGTCCTGCTCCATGTCGAGGGCAGGAGGAAGAACAAGACAGCCCCGGAAATCGTGTGCCGTCCGTACAAGATCCGGAGCAAAGTCAGGAGCAAAAAGCGATGAAGTGCTTGAGGCAGGGAGAGAAGCCGTACTCGACGTTCGTGCGGCAATACATGGAGGGGTACTACGCTGGCGAGTCGGCCGCAGAGATCGCGAAGCGGCTCGACACGACAGAAGGCGCGCTGCTGGTCTACGCCTGCGACCTTCGCAAGAAGGGCGTCCGGATCCCCAAACTCAATGACCGGCTGGACGTTGACCATCTCAACGGCATCATTCGGAGGGCCGCAAAATCATGGGCGCAATGAAGGAAGTTATGATCGACTGCCTCGACTCCGGCGTAGTCCCGGTCGAGGCAAAGCGAATCGGCGAATGGGCCGACCAACTCGGCGACAACGCCAAGATCCTCAACGGGATGCCCATGAAGCATCGCTACGAGGGGCGCTTCGGCGAGATCGACGTTGACGTTCTGCCGGTGTCGGTGGCGTTTCGCGTTGGCGAACTCCTGCCAGACACCTACGATGAACTGGGGTGGATGATCGACTCTTTTCTGGAGACCCGGCTGTGAGAAAGAAACTTACGTCTGCGTATGACAGCCAAATCGACGCCGGCTCGGTCGTGCTGACCGGCGAGCAGGCCCGGGCGCTCGTGGTCGCCGTGGCGGACTCGATCCGCCACGGCCGCGCCGGGGGCGACGAGATCCTGACGGCCAGGATGCTGGCGGCCGTCGAGGCGCTGAACTATGTGTTTCAGATCGGTATTGAGGAGGTAGGCGCATGAAAATCGTCGACGCTGACGAGGTGGCCCAGATGCTTGGCGTGTGCCGGAGGACCGTGCTGACGGCGGCCGGCGTGAATGTCGAGTACCTGGGCAACAAGGCTTTCATCCGGTCCAAGACTTCTGGAATACCCGTTCGCGGCAAACACAAGACGCTGCAGCAAGTGGCCGATCAACTCGGTTGCTCGCGGTCCACGGTCCTGCGTGTGGTCAAGCGGACGGGCCTAGGCATCCAGATCGGCGGCCGTCGCTACATACCGGAGTCGCAGATCGGGCGGATCAAAAAGAGCATCCTCGCCCGGGGCGTCACACAGATCCACGGCGACCGCAAAGCCATGAGCGAGCGCGGCCGGATGATGGCTCAGGCCCGATGGGGATGACCGATCGAATCCTCGGCGTGCCGCTTGCTGTGGCAACTGCTGCAGAGAAGTCGCAGGTTGTGGATTGCGTCGGTGCCGAGGGGCTTCTCGATGATATGGTCGACGTGCGCTTGCTTGCCGGAAACCAAGATCCCGCAGAGTTGGCACTTGCCTTCGTCGCGGGCGATCACGGCAAGCCGCGTTCGTCGCCATGCCGCAGAGCAGTAGCCCCGTTCGGCCGCTGTCGGGCGGGGGACTTTTGGTCGTGGCCGGAAGGTAGGGATTCGCTTAGGCACAGACTTCATTTCCCCAGGCAGCCCAGCCCTCTCGGCGCCTTCTGGCAAAGAGTTCGATTCGTGATGCGTCCGGGTACAAGCGCTCGATGCGGGCCTGAATCTCGTCGGGCTTCGCACTGTGGGCGCCGAGCGGCGCGAGGACGACCTGGGCCACAGACTCGTCGGCGATGGGCAGCGGTCGCCCGGACTTTTTCATGGACCCGGCTAGAACAAACTCGGTGGTCGGCTTGACGATGCTGGGACGAACGCCGCGAGCGCCGAACGGCACGCCGGCCTTGGTTGCCTTCACCCACACGAACGCCACGCCACGGTAATGGCACCCCCACGACGCAAGTGTGCGGATGGCCAGATCCAGCCGAGGCCCGGTGGCCCAAAGAAACACGACGGACGACGGCTTGAGCAGAGACTTGACATCGAGGGCGAGGATCTCGTCGTCGCTCATCGTGTCGTAGAACTTGGCGGCAGCGCCCCACTTATCCTTGGCGCCGTAGTACGACCACGGCGGGTCGGCCAGCACTACGTCATACTTCTCGCCTGGAAGCATTGCGATGCCACCCCATCATGAGAACTCGATGCGAGTCGCGGGAGAACCACCACTCGACCACGATCTTGGCGATGGCGTTGACAAGCACGCTGATGATGAACATTGCCAGCACGCTGCCGTACTCCTTACGGACCCGTATTCTCATTCGGGCCTTGAGAACGTCCACGAGCATGGTCGGGTCGCAGGTCTCTGGCCACTCGTCGACGGCCATTTCGATCAGCCGGTCTCGGAGTTTGCTGTGGGCGGCGAGCCTGAATCCGCCGCGCTTGGCGACGTAGGTCTTGAGCGGTGCGTAGATCATCAGTTTTTTCCGGTGCCCTTACAGACGGGGCAGACTACGAACACGCGGCCGTCGCCGATTTTTCCGGCGCCGCGGCAATTTTCGCACTGCCCCGAAGGGGCCGGCACTGGCTTTTGCATCATGCTGTATTGCCCGGCCACGGCGACGATTGGCTGAAGGTCTCGGCGCAACTGGCCGACGCAGCCGGCAACGAGGAAAGCAGCACAGATCAGCGGCAACGTTTTAGACATACCCCAGTGCCCCGTAAGTAGTGTGCTGACGGCGAGGCCAGCCGGCCACGCTGGACAAGGCGATGCACTGCGCCTTGTCGATAGTCGAAGCCAGCGCCCAGAACGAGCCCGGCGGAATGTCGATTGGCGTGCCGCGAACCCTTCGAGGTCCGGAGTTCCACGCCGCCCAGGTGTTGTTCCAGAGAACTAGCGCCTGGCCGTACTTCTGGTGCGTCTCGGGCCGGTCGTCGTATCCGATAAAACTCTGCGCATGGTGCCAAATGCCGGTCTGGCGAGAGAACCCGTCCTCGTTGCGCGTCCTCTCGAACGCCATCGAACTACAGTTGAAGATCCCGTAGCCCTGAAACAGAAAGTCGCGAACTTGGTCGCGGCCACTCAGGATTGTGGATGTCCTGGCGACGTACTTTGACGACTCGTCGAGCCACTTTTGGCCAGGAGCCCGGGAGCCGCCGAGCGAGATGGTCTTTTCGGTGTATTGCGTCAGATCAATGCCGAGTTCTGGGTAGGGCTTCCTGACCAGAAATCCCTTGACCGTCGCAACCTGGGCGGCGCGAGAGCAGACCCATCCGTCCGAGTCGTACCCCCTCCACGCCCAAAGAGACTCCGACGCAACTACGGAGTCCCGAACGCCGCGCTCCGGAATCTGCGGCGCGCCTTCGAGTTTTCCGGTGACTTCGTCGGGGACGTTGCTCGCAATCTCCATCCCGAGCGAGGTAAGCAGGCAATTGGCGGCTGCACGGGCGACGCAGTCGCCCGTCAATTGGGTCGGCCCAGGCCAGCACCCCGGAAAGACGCCCTGCACCGTTGGGAACAGCAGGATCAGTTTGCCTTTTCCGGCGTCCGCAAACTCCCAACTGTGGGCAACGCTGCCGCCGTCGGGATTACCGCCGTGCCGAATAATCGAGTCGACCAACTCCTCGTCGGCGCGAGGGTCGCGCCGGCAGCCCATCAGGCCACGCGAATATGCGGCGGCTGGATCGAACAAATCACTCATCGCTGTGGATGTCCATGACCCACGCCAACGCGCCGCACGCGGCAACCAGCCGCTCTTGGCCCTGTGCGTCCAGTGCTTTTTGGTCCGGGCCGAGCGCCGTCATGAAAGTCTGGTCAATGGCCTCGGCGAGGCCCGGATACTTCCCGACGCTGTCCTTGTCGATCGCCAGCCGGAGTGAGCCAGAGTGAAACGTGATGAAGTCGTCTGTCGTGGTGACGATCGGCTTTTCGCGCCCGAAGTCACGCAGCAGGATGAAACCCATGGCTTCGTAGAAACTCGACAGGTACAGGCGGTCTTTGGGCAGCATCCTGGCGGCCACGGGCACTACAGGCTTCGCCCAATCCAGATATTCCTGGCCCGGCCGTGGCGTCGAGACGCTGGACTCCTCGGGCGGCCACGACAGGTCGAGCGTCACGCCTTTCCACGAGAAAAACAGCAGAATCACCACGAGCGCATACCTCGCATACCTCATTGGTCGCTCCCATCAACCAGCGCGAGCGTCAGAACATCGATGGCCTTCTTCTGGTCGTCGCCCAGGCACTCGGTCCTGAGAAGCCGCAGGCGAACGGCCGCCAGATTGGCGATTGCCGTCTGGTAGTTCGGCGCAACAGCCATCGAGAGCGGCTTCGGCTCCGGCACGGTTTTGTCGTCCGACATGGCCCACGACAGCATCTTGCTGGCCTCTGGCCAGACAGCGACCGCGACGGCTGCCACCCCACAAGCGACCTGAAATACGCTCATCACAGCACCTTCCCGGCCGCCCACTCGAAGAAGGCCTTGCCCTCTGGCGAGCGGAGGACCGCCTCAAGATGAAACAGAGCCTCGTCGTCGACCTCTGTGCTGGACTTCCCGGCCGCCCACTGGACGGCCGACACGATGGCAAGAGCCTGGGCGTGCGGGTTCGGGGCCGAGGTAATCGCCTGCAGGCGGCCGAGCATCGGCGCCCACTCGGCGAGCAACTTGAGTTTCTCGAAAATCGGAAGATTCGCGCCATAGATATCAACCGGTTCGTCCATCTTTCTTGGCCTCCTTGCCCTTGTTGAGAAACTTGATGTATGCCGCAGACAGCGTCCTTGCCGTGCTTGTCAACTTGCCCCAATGACTCGGCGGCGCCTCGGGGACGAGCGACACAAGCGGTGTCGAGTCGTCGCCATACCGGGCCGCCGTGTAATCAAATCGTTCACCGCTCATGCGTTGCGTACTGGAGGACTTGGTAGGCGTCCTGAAAAACGCACCGCGCGATCTCCTCGACCTCCGCTTTCGTCGGCCGGCGATCCAACTTCCACGCCTCGGACTCAGTCTCCCTGTCGTCCAATTTCAGGACGAGAGTCGCTTCTTTGCCCGCGAGTATCAGTCGTACCTCGGCCGTCATTCATGTGTGGCTCCGTAGCATTATTCATTCTACAGAATGCGCCCGCGCCGAGCCGGGACTCGCGGTCTGCCTCCGACCATCCGGCGCGGATCTCGGCGGCGGCCACCCGAATCTGCTCAGGAGACGGGATAAACACGTTCGGCTCCACTCGCTCGCGTAGCCCCAGCGAAGCCGCGTAGGCCAGAAGTTCGTGCGCCGACATCTCCATCTCGTCGCAGACCTCGTCGAAGGACAAGTCGCTGTACGACCAGAGTTTTCTCAGTTTTCGCTTCTTGTTCGCGCTGACTTTATTCGCGCGAATCTCTTCTTCAGTCCTGCGCGGCGACGCCATGCGGTATGACGGCTGCATATCGGCAGCCGGGATTGAGGTACATCTGATATCCGGCCTGCCGCATGGTTTTGTGCAGGGCAACGTGTTCGCAGTCGCCGCCGACGTATTCGACCCCGTCCGCGAAAAAAGCCTGAGACCGGTAGACCGCCAGACCGCCGAACGCGGAGTTCATCGGGATCGGCTCGCTGCCGACCGGCGGCAAGAGTTCGTGAAACCAGCCGTGCTGCCGGCGGTCCTCCCACCAGTTCAGACGCGCGGCCCAGGCGTCGTACTGCATGACCCTAATCGCGCCCTCTTGCTCGGCGTGCGTGGAGGCCCAGAGCGAAACACTCGCCATGCCGCCCGGCCGAAGCGATCGGCACTGCTCGGTGCCGTAGGCGTCAAGCCAGCCGATGCTGTTCAGGACGCCTTCCGGCGAGAACCCGCCCGTGGGATCCATGTCGATCACGACCACGAAGTCGCAGTCAGGGGCGTTTTGAACAGCCCAGCGGCGGCACCGGTTTCGGTACTCCGCCAGGGCGATCGTTCTGTCCTCCTCGAACCCCCGATAATCCGGCCTGTGCAGCGTGGCGTGTTCGTGGGTAGCCCACGGCCGGGACTCGGCGAACGAGGTGAGCATCTGGGTGGTGCCGTCGGTCGAGTCGTTTTCGTAGACGTAGAGCGACGCACTCTTGAAGAACCCGGCCGTCTCTTCGAGGAGAACCAGCGTGTTTTCGAGAAACGGCATGGCGTCCCTGGCGATGGCCAGGAAGCACACCGACGACCTCGCGGCTGACTCTCGCCCAATGGCGACGTATTTGTCGTACTGCTCTTGATACGGCGGCTCGATTCGCCAGAAATCTTCAGGCTTCATTGAGGAATATCCAGAAGTGGTTCGGGTGGGCGCCTGGGTACGGGTGCGGAATGGCCATAAACTTCTCGTGGCCGAGCCGTTGAATCGCGTGGCTGACATCTCGCCTGTTGTCATGCACCTCGATCAGCCACCGCGTCCCCCTGAACTTCTCCGGCGTCGCGCCGTTCAGAACCAGATGCTCTGCGCCCTCAACGTCGATTTTCACAAAATCGACGACACCGCCAGCGCAGGCGTCAAGGACGTAGTCCAGGGTTACTGCGGGGACACTCTCGACATCTATGACAGATGTTTTTTCTTGTCCACCGCCGCCAATAGGGTGTGTCGGCAGGATCGACGATTGGTCAGGCTTGTCTCGGAGGTAAAAGTCCCTCTGACCGAAGGCGTCGGCGCACGCAAACTCGTGGAGCGTGGCGTTCCTGGGGATATGACGCCGGATTCGCTCTGCAGCCCGGCGGTCGGGCTCGACGGCAACGACGCTGTCGAAATACTGCGACAGCCAGTGCGTCCATTCGCCCTTGTTGGCCCCGATATCCAGGGCTACACGACGATGGCCTCGAAGAAAAAACTCGGCGTAATCCTGCAGCAAAAAGACTTCTTCCATGCTACACGCACCTCTGCAGAAAAGTCCTCGCGTCCTTGGCCGAATAGACGACTGCGCACGGGCACCCAGCGGCAGCCAGTTCGGCCATTCGCTTTTCCTGAATCTTGCTGGGGGAGTTCCCAGGCACTTTGGCCTCCATCCAGACCGCGCGGCCGCCCTTGATGGCAAGAACGTCGGGAAGCCCGGCCATCTGGTAGGCGCTGCCATGAATCTTGACAGCGAACCAACCCAGAGACCGTGCCTCTGCGACGACTTTCGTGACGATCGTTCGCTCCAGCATGGAGCGTTAGTGTGGCAACCTGTAGCCTACCGGTCAAGCCCGAAATGACATCGTCTCGCGATCGAACGACGAGTAGGACGGGGGGCGCCACTGCTTCCTGCCGCCGCCGACAAGTCGCTGCGCCTCCTCCTGCGGAGTCCATCGGCTCCGGATCTCGGCGCACTTGGCCTCGATCTCCGCAGGCGTCGGGTCGTCGTCCACAGAAGCCCGACTCACGAATCGCTTCGGGAGACCGTAGCGATCCTTGAGCGAATACATGAGTGTTCGTCTGATACCGAGCGCCTTGCAGAGCATCTGATTGCTCATGTCGGTGTGCCAGAGTTCAAACAAACGCTTGACATCGACCTTCTGCCCACTCATTGTCCGGCCTCCTTGCAAATAGCCTTGTGTCCCTCGATCGCCTGCTCAACGCTTGAATATCTCTCGCAGATGTCGCACCCCGGAAACGTCATCGTCTCCCAGAGCAGCGGCGGCCCGCCGTCGTAGGCGTGGTTCAGCCCCAGAAAGACGGTCGAGACCCTGATGCCGTTCTCCAGAACGTCGCTGGCGATGCTGAACCCGCAGCCTGTTTTGCTTGCGTACCAACTGGACGACTCCGGCATGGCGGCGTGCCACTCGAAGTATTCGAGGACTCCGCACGGGCGTGTCGAGCCGCTCTCGTCGACTGTGTACCAGTTCATTGCGCGGCCTCTGCTGGCTTTTGGCATGGGCAGTCGGGATGGTGCGCCCCCCACTTGTCGCCGACGACGAACCAGTGGCCGCTGTGCTTCACGGTGCAGAGCGTCCACGACTCCGGCGGCTCGCTGTCCTCGGCGACCGACGGGACGGTCATGTGGTCGGCATTCTTGCGGGCGGCCAGGATCGCCGGCACGAGCAGGCCGACGAGCGTTGCGATGATCGCCAGGACGGTGAGAACCTCGACGAGCGTGAAGGCTCGTCTCTTTTGATACGCATTGAGCGCATCGCAGACGTAGTGCGCGTCGCTTTCGTCGATGCACTCGCAAACGGGCTCGTATTTTCCGTCATAATGCTTGCCGTGGATCATCACGGGGCGTGTCGTATCGACGACGGTTGCCGAAAAACAGCAATGGTTTGTCTGCGACTCGTCGACCACCATGTATCGCTGTGTCATTTCCGGCCATCTCCCTCAAGTTCCTCATCGAACAGTGCGTCGGCGAACTCCTGGGCGGCATCGCTCAAGTGTTCGTAACGCTCCCTCAGTGAAGTTTGCAGCCACCTCGTCCTTGAGTTGCATTTCTCCTGCAACCGCTCGATCTCCTTCGCCGCCTCCTCGATCCACGACTCCAGCACGAACTCATAGGTGCCGATATCTTCTGTTCGGTGCTTGAGGAGATCGCGAAGGACTTGGAGCAGCGGTTTCTTCATCTATCTCATTTCCTTGATTTCTGCGACACGTTGAATCGTCGTGTCGCCGGGGGCGACAGGCTGCTATGCAGCACTCCGTAACGCCGTGCCTCGCGTCTCGCGGCCGGGCGGCGCGGAATCGGCGGGGTGCTATGCGGCACGGGGGCGGCTATCGGATTCCGCATACACAGTGGTTCTGTGGCTACTTGTTTTCCGTTAGCATCTGCCACGCTTCGTAGCACCCGCTCCCCACTGGCGCACCTTGCAGCAGGTACGCGGCGTTTTGAATCAACACCCGCAGCCGCGTGACCTCGTCTTCCAAGTCTTCGTTCTCGGATCGCATCCGCCGCTCCTCTGGCGTGCAGTCGCAGTTCATCGGCTTCTTGTCGCATATCGGGCAAGTCATGTCGTTTCTCCTTTACGCCCCAGAACCACGCGATGCAGCGGACTGCGCCGCTGATCGCTGGCGTTCTGTGGCTACTTGCTCGCTCTCGGCGTCGGCGGGAGCGGCATCCAATGGGTCGGCTCAGTCGGCCCCAGCAACTGCTCGTCGTCGCACACCCACATCCCGTTCGCCTGCCGGTCTGCGCACGTTGTTTCATCTGGCTCCAGCAGCGGACAGAAGATCAAAACGTGATCGCCAACGTCGGGCAGCGATTCGTCTATTGGAATCCACCGCCGCTCCCATTCCGCCATTGTCGGCTCCAGTTCTTCGATGATGCGTCGTTTCAACCAGCCCATTGTCGGCTCCGTTTATCTACGCTCACAGAACCACGCGATGCAGCGGACGAGCCGCTGATCGCAAGAGTTCTCACTTCGTCCGCTCAAGCAATCCGCGAAGGGTCGCTTGGCAGTCTGGCTGCATCGCTGCCGCTGCCCACTGAATGATCGTCCGCTCCGCAGAGGTCAGCCGCAGCCGTTCAATCTCGCATGACGCCTCGTCCATCAACTCTCCGGGCGTCGGGAAGCCTCGCTCATCCTTCCATTTTCGCAGCCTGTCGATGATGTCCTCGCGGCGAGAACCAAGCGATGCACAAGACCGCTCATTCGTATCGTTCATGTTTGCCGCCCTCCTAATTCGCGGCTTGTGATCTCTGGCGTTCTCAATCACAACAGTGCAGTCGAACGAAAGCCTCGGCCAGTGCCAGCCAAGCCCACTTGCGGAACTGAACAATGATTCGACCGTCAACAACGACAGTCCACCCGCGCCGGCGGTCGCATCCGT